GACAGTGAATATACTACTACTTCCAACGAAAGTTCGGAATCTGAAATTGATACATCTGAAGAGGAAGATGACGATGGTTCTGACGAAGATGATTCAGATGACGATGCATCAGATGAAGACGATTCAGATGACGATGAACGACCTAGTAAATCTTCTCGTAACAAAGAAGATCCAATGAAAATGAATATCACGTTTACTGTGTCGGGCGAAGAAGAGAGTGAATCTGAAAGTGAATCAGACGATGAAACAACACCTATTGATCTTGAGAAAAACAAAGAAGTATTGGACAAACTACAAGAAATAATTGATGCTTATAAAACTTTACCCATTACTAAACAACTAACTAGTTTACACACCAAAGAATTAAAGAAATACCAAAAAGAAAAAGAAAAAGAAGAAACGCGTATCAAGAATAAAAATATGAAAAAATATTCAAAACTAAGTGCATTCAAACCCATGTCCGATGATAAATACTTTTCAAGATTACCACTTGAAGAACAAACGCGAATTTTAACCAGTCTTGAAGTTATTACACAAAATAATCCTAAACCTTTGCGTATTCGTATTCTTGAGTCACCCATGCCATCTGAATATAAAGCGCATGCACTTAAAAAAATACAAACCATGGATCAAATGAGTGACCTTGAAAATGGTGAATATCATAAAATAAAGCAATGGGTAGACACTTTTATGGAAATACCGTTTGGTGTGTACCGAGATCTACCTATATCTATATCGGATGGATTAGAACAGTCACATGCATTTTTGGAAAATGCAAAGCAAATCTTAGATAAAGCTACCTATGGTTTAAATGACGCAAAGATGCAAATCATACAATTTCTTGGCCAGCTGATTACAAATCCAAAAGCAACAGGTACGTGTATTGCATTTGAAGGTCCCATGGGAACTGGAAAAACCACACTATGTAAAGAAGGTATCAGCAAAATTCTAAACCGACCATTTGAATTCTTCGCACTGGGTGGCGCTACAGATAGCAGCACATTAGAAGGTCATTCCATCACGTATGAAGGCAGTATTTACGGTAAAATTGTGGCCACTCTAAAGAAGTGCAAATGCATGAATCCCGTATTCTACTTTGATGAATTGGATAAAATTAGTAAAGATTTGAAAGGTAACGAAATAGAAGGAATACTTACACATCTTACTGATCCTTCTCAAAATAACCAATTTCACGATAAATATTTTGCCGATATTGATTTTGACTTGAGCAGAGCCATTTTCATATTCAGCTATAACAACCGTGAAAGTGTAAATCCTATTTTACGCGATCGTATGTATGTTATTAAAACAGAAGGATATACACCACTTGAAAAAATAATTATTTCAAATCAATACTTGTCCAAAACAATTCAGCAAAATATTAATTTTACCGAAGGAGATATTATTATTCCAGACAACACCATGCAATTCATAATTGAAAAATATACAAATGGCGAAAAAGGTGTTCGCGAACTAAAAAGGTGTATTGAAACTATATATTCCAAGTTGAACTTGTTTCGGATTATGAAACCAGAAACAAATTTATTCATGAAAGATTTGAATGTTCAAGTTGAATTTCCATTTACAGTAACAAGTGATGTTGTTCAAAAACTATTGAAACAAGAAGCTGCTCCACCTAATAACATGATGTATCTTTAAAGATTGTAATCTACCACATCTACACATGCGGATAATGCACCTTTATTTTTTAAAGTATTTATTTTTTCTTGGCTATAGTTTTTTTGAAATCCATTACGTATCGTTTTATTTATTTGTGGTTGCCGCGGTCCATACCCATCGCATTTTGTATTGCAAAATGTTTTCCTACAGACATTAAAAGAAAATTGTTTATCTTTTTTGGTTGGATTATATGGTATTTTATATTTTTTGGCGCTTTTTCGGAAAACGCTATCCATCTGTACCATATAATCTTTTTTACAAAATTGGTCGCACTGTTTATTTTTCTTTTTTCGGGATTGTTGTTTAATTGCTTTATTTACATATCTTGTATACGCATTCATAATATTACTTTTTATTTTTTTCTTTTTGTGCACACATATTAATCCATTTTTATTTTTGTATTATATATCTAAATTAATTGTGTTCTTCTCCGACTTTTTACGGCGAGGTTTGGACAATCCGTCTTTCATGTCTTTCAATTCACTTATACTCACGCTGCTGAGTGCATCTTCTGCTTGTTGTTTTGGTTTCAGTCCACTCAAAATATCATCAATATCACTTGGACCCTTCATATCAGGTCGCTTTGGAGGCTGTGATGATTGTTGATTCCGTGATGGAATATGATAAGGTGATTGCGGCTGTTGCTGAGGAGGTGCACTTGGATGCGACATATTCGGCATCATGTTATTCATAAATCCTGAAAATCCAGGATTACTTGCACCCATAGAATTGACTGCTGCTTGAGTAAATTTCTGCATCAATTCTGGATTTTGCCTCATAATATCATCCATTCCTGGCAACGAAGATTTAAACATGGTATTTGTCATGTGCAACATAATGGCACTTCCTCCCAACTGAAACATTAATTTCAATTCGGGAGCAAGCTTTGCTTTGGAGCGATACTTTTCATGAAGTTCTGCAAAGATCTCATCATAATCCGAAATATTTTCATTGACTTGTTCTGCAAATCCATCCAACTTAATATCAAATGGATCAAACTTGGAATTCAAAAACTCTACACCTGTAATGGCCGCCATCAACATTTTTCCTTGAAATTTTACACTGTTGGACCGTTCTTTCTCGGCAATAATATTTTCATATTCACCTTTCATTTCATCTAAAGATGAATCCATGGTATACTTGCGAGTTAGACGTCCGCCCTTTTGCTCAATATCCTCTAATTTTCGTAAAATCTTAAATTTCTCGCGCAAGGTATCTGCTGCATTTTCTTGCGTTGGAAGTTTATCGGGATTCACTGCATTAATGGATTTAAAACCATCCCATGACTTGTCTATTTTAATTGGTTTATCATCAAATTGAACAGATTTACCAATATCTACAGTTGGGAAATCAACTCTTGGAAATTCCATGGTAGATGGTGTATCAAATGATATTTTTGGAGTATTGACCTGGGATAAAGAATTTAATTCATTTTCCAAATTATCCAAATCGGATACTTGAATAGATGGTGGAGCTTCTTTTTTCTTATGATTCATGAGCAACTCTACGCCAGGTAAATTAGACATTCCTGATGGAGTTAACGATGGACCAGACGATATGTTTAAATCTATCGGATCTAAATTAAGTTTAATTTCTTCTAAACCTTCTACTTTTGGGCCAAGTTGAATTACGTCCATTATGATTATATAAGAACAATTAATTTTAAGTAATCCGCATTTATATTGTTTAAATACCAAATAACCTGTAATAATGTATCTGCCAAATCATCCTTTTTTTTATGTGTTTCAAAACCTGTTTTCCAGTGATTTAGGTCAATCAATTTCTTAACACAAGAAACACTTATTTTTTTACGTTGAGCATATGTAGTTGGTCCCGAATAAAATAATTTTAATTTGTTTACAGAAGATACACATACTACTTGTGCGTTTTTCATAATCCAATATTGCATCACCATTCCTTGCAACATTTTCATACGATTGGCTAATGGTCCAATTTGGTTTTCAATCACCACCACATCTACATTTTCAAATTTTTCATATCGTTTAATCAACTCTTTTCCTAAATCTATTGCCGAACACGATTTTGCTGTTTTACGTTTTACATCCGACAATTTTTTAGCATTGAGTTGTTGAACCATAGATTCTTTAGATTCGCATGACTGAATACTATGCGTTTTGCATAATTCAGTTAATTCTGATTTATTTAATCCCGATAATGGAGGAATATGGACCGCATGCTTTTTACAAAAAAAATGTTCATCTCTAAAAAACAAGGCAGGTTGTTTGCATTGTTTTTTATTTCGGTGTGTACATACTGGCTGATCTCCCAATAAATCTATTACATCCCAATCTAAAATACTAAATTGGTCTGTTACAGATACAAAACAGTGTGCCAAATGGGTAATTCCTATATCAATAGAAAATACTCTCATACTTAATCTACATGTGATGTATTTATATTACATTAAATGTTTATATAATTCGGTTACAGTAAATGCTGCCAAAAATTGGACAATCATATAACTAAACAGAGTATTTAATGGTTGTTTTCGGCTTAAAACCATCATCAATGTCACCGCTGGATTATAATTTCCACCTGATATAGGTCCTCCTAAATATGCCACCATTGCAAGTGCCGCGCCAATTGCAAGTGGATTACCAGTTGCCATAATTACAAAAAAAAAGAAGACACTGCCAACATACTCAATCAACAATTCTTTCATATTGTATTCAAATATTAAATTTTAACCAATTTGTCTTTTGTAATTTTTACTAAATGAGGATTTGGAGTCTCGGGTTTTGGCGGCGGCTTTTTCAATTCCTTCATGATATCTTTGTAGGACGGCATAATGTACAAGAGTATTAATATTTGATCTAATTCAATTTTAAAATTGAACTTAAATTATTTTTCATATATATTAAAAATGGATACGTTGTTTAGTTTTATACAATCCCACTGTGAAGAAAACGGTATAGATGAAAGCCATGGATTGAAACATGCTATTAATTGTGTCAATTGGATTCACCGTTTAACAAATGCCGAAAAATATAGGTTGGAAGAAGTAAAAATGGCAATCTATGCTGCCGCTCTACATGATATGTGTGACAAAAAATATACGATTCCTGAAGTGGCATCTAAGAAAATTCACGAATGGTTACTTTTGCAAGACTGGTCGTTTGAAATGGCGGATACACTAATTTCTATTATCAACAATATGTCGTATTCTCTATTAAAAGGACGTTCTAATGGGGGTCAACATGTTTTCCCCGATTATGGAAAATGGCAACGATCTTATCATTTAGCGAGGCACGCCGATTTACTGGACGGTTATTTAGTTGGAAGATGTTTTATATACACAAAACATGTTCAGCCTACTATATCAGATATTGATTGTTGGAATACAGTAGAAGAGTTATTTTATAATCGGGTATTTAATTACGTATCCGATGGATGGATTACATTACCTTTAGCTATACAATATTCAAGTTATTTAGAATATGAAGCTAAACTTTGCTTTTCAACTAAAACATTTAAATATTAAACAGGCGAACATGCATTTGGCATATTTGAAATTCCATCCCAAGACATATCACACCCTTTTGCCCATGTTTGTTTTTTACAAGTATCATAAGATGAAAAGTCCATATAACGAGGGCATGTATCGGATACAGTTCCTAAATTTCTTTTATTAAAACATTTTGGAACTGGGCATGTAGTACCTAATTCATCTGATTTAGCAGTTCTTTTATCTGGGCAACAACCAAATGTGGTTTGTCCGCATGGTAAAGGGCAACTACTACCAGCCAAATCTGTTTTTGCTGTTACGAGATCTGGACAACAACCAAATTCTGTTCCTTTACAACCTCCAACTTCATCTTTATCTTTATCATAATATGTATTTACCCAATAATCTGGACAATTATCTATTACAGGAGGATAGGGCTTATTTGATTTTTGTTTCATTAAAAATACGGCAGTAACAATTAATCCGATCAATAAACAACCCATTGTAGTTACTAAAACATAGTTTTGAAAATTATTCATTTATATTTATTATATATTTTTATATTATGAAAGCTAATGGTAGAATTGATATCCTAAATGCCCCAAATCATTTATCTTTATATGATACGCCTAAAGTATATACTTCTTCTTTTCAAGATGCATTAAACGGAAATTTTATAGCTACGCCTTTATCTAATGCTTTTTTTTCTCAGCAAAATCAACAAATTATTCAAAATGGTATACGCGCTGGAGTATACAAAATATCGTGTAATAATTATGTTATATCTCAACAGCCCGATACTGAATTAAAAATTATTATGCGAGCTATTTTTTTGGCACACAGTGAAAATAGAACTTGTAGTATTAAGGAACAAATTAAAGAATTAAATCAACACATTTTTGATTATTGTGTCCCACGAGTATACAGTGAAGCACAAGGATATATGAATTATTTACGAGATGCCAGCACATTACCCGTGCCAATGAATAGACCATCATTAGCTAGTACTTCAAAAACGAAAACATTGGAACTTAAACCTTTTTTTTAATATTCTAATGTATGGATACTGACTTTGAATTTGATTTTGCTCTTTGCCACGGCGATTCAAATCCATTACCTATTTGTCCCTATCACCATTAATGATCCTGTTCCCCCAATTGAAGAAGAAAATATAAAATTTCAACACCTAACTGTATATGAAAAGATACAGTTGTCGTTACTAGAATATGAATTATCTATGATGTACGGAACAACTTATGTAAAAAAATATTATACGTTCTAAATATATGGAAAATAACCGACCTCTTAATTTGAATGAACAAGCCAAAGCATTAAGAAATAGAAAACCTCCAAGAGCGGCTGCCCAAGCAGCTGCGGAAGATGATGCAGAAGATGAGTGGGATGCGGAAATTGATTTTGATCCCGATCAGGCAGATGATGAGTGGGATGGTCCTGCAACTGCACCAAGAAGATTAGCTGCTGCACCAAGAGGGTGGGATGCTGCAGTAGATAGCGCATGGAATATTGCTCCTGCACAAGTAGACCAAGGTGACTGGATGACACAAGAAGAAATGAACAATGATACTAAGTCTAGAATGGGTGGAAAGCGATCAAAAAAACGAATGGGCGGAAAACGAACAAAAAAACAAAATAGGAAACGACGTAAATCACGAAGACGTTAAATTTCAACCTTTTTAGCTCTCGGAAGTTTCACTCCAAGTTCTTTTTCTAATCGTGCAATAAATGCGTTTGTTGGAATAGCCTTTCCAGTTTCATATTCCATAATTACTTTGGACTGAACACCGAGTTTGGTCGCAAGTTCATCGCGCGTCAGTTTCTTTGTGTTTCTCGCATGTTCAATCTTGGTCTTGAGATCAGACGGTGCGCGAAGTATAGTTGATTCCATTTATATTGATATGTAAATATAAATGGAATCAATTTTATCGTGTATATTTTCCAGTTTTAAAAAATGAATCCAGCACAAATAAGACAAAAACTCCTAAAAATACATATAAAATTAATTCTTCAGTAACCTGCCCCGTTTTTTCGTCGCGTTGTTCTTCTAATAAATAAATCATGTAATTTAATTTTTCAACCAATTGATTATTTTTATAATTTCCATATTCAAATGGAACATCATGTGTTAGTGGAGTATCATATGTATTTTTTAATGATTCTGTGTACAATGGATGAGGATCTTCCATAGTTGGGTTATATTTCATTTCTTTTTCTGTTTTTTTTTCAACTTTAGGGGCATAGTCTTGTAATTCATCATCGTCGTCTTGTGGTTGTTGTAATTGTTTTGTACTGGTTAATTTAGGTCGGGCTTTCTTTTTAAGCATATTAATTTGTGATTCTTCGTGAGGAAATGGTGAAGACCAATTCATTAACATTCTATTATTTTCATATATTAAAATTAATTTGTAATTTACTGAATTATTATATTACAATTAAATATGATGCTAGATATTTTAATAAGTGTTATTATAATTATCCTTTTTCTTTATCCTAACATTTTAAAATCTATGAATACACCTATCGGTAAACCAATTTTATTGGCATGTATTCTTTTGATAACTTTACAAAATCCAATATTAGGATTTGTTGCAGGATTATTATTCATGTATCATAAAAAATCATTGGAACCATTTTCTCCTAAATCAAATATCCAATTAAAACATTCTTTATTGCCCTTGGATGAAAATATTCGTCCTAAAGAATCCAATAAATATAGTGTATCCAGAAACCAAATTGCGCCTCATATGGATGAAATATCTGGTTCTATTCAAAAACCAGTATCCAGCAATACTACCGGAGAATATACACAATTTAATCTGTAAATAATATATGTATTTAATTCTATATATCCTTTTTTTAGTAATACTATTAAATTTACTCAGCGTAAAAGAACCATTTATATCTTCCGATAAATCTATAGTATCTACTATTATGAATGCATCCCCTAATTCTATACTTGAAGGAATGTACAAAAAAGCACATCCATATATTCCATTCAAGAATAGATACTATAAATTAAGAAGGCATTTACGTTTAAAATAAATATATAGTTTATGAATCCAACGATTCAAGCAATTCAAGATAAATTAAATCTTGTAAACAATTCCAAAATTTTTGCAGGCGTTATTATGATTTGCTTGAACATTGGGTCTAAATTTATTACTGTAAAATTATCCAAATCACAAGAAGAATATTTAAAGAATCATGTCGCAAGAGAATTTGTTATTTTTGCTGCATGCTGGATGGGAACGCGTGATGTTTTGTTATCCATTTTGTTAACTATAGCATTTTTTATTATTACAGAATATTTTTTTCATGAAGATAGTTCATTGTGTATTATGCCAGAATATTTAAAACGTATACAATCATCCATTGATTTAGATGGCGATGGAGTTATTTCACAATCAGAAATTGATAATGCCATGAAAATTTTAACCAAAGCCAAAGAATTTAAACGCTCTAAACAAAAGGAAGATGTTTACCGATATTTTTTGGCCAATAAATATTAATTTTTTTACAATAGTTGGTATTAGTAAAAATTAATATTTAGCAATTGTATGGAATTAGCAATCCCATTAGTTGCATTAGGAGGATTATTTGTCATCTCTAATCAAAAAAAGGAAACATTTAAAAACAAACCAACCATTAGACCACAATTTCAAGACCCACCTCCTGCTCCTACGAAAGAAAATAAACATTTCACTCCTCCTATGCGTCCACCTAATGCAATCAACGATTATGTTGATTTAGCTGGTAGAAAACAAAATTTAAATGACCAAACTATAAACATGGTTCCTTTTTTTGGAAAACAAAAAAACATTGGACCTTCATTAAAAACAAATGATGAACGTGATTATACATTAGATCATCGTACTGGTGCAGGAAGCTTACAAATTTCAAAATCAGAAAATGCTCCCTTATTTAAACCACAAGATAATATACAATGGGCAACTGGTGCTCCAAATCAATCCGAATTCTATCAATCTCGTGTAAATCCTTCTCAAAATATGAACAATGTTAAACCTTTTCAAGAAGAAAAAGTTGGTCCAGGAATGAATCAAGGCTATTCTTCCAACGGATCTGGTGGATTCAATTCAGGTATGGAAGCAAGACAAGAATGGTTACCTAAAACCGTAAATGAATTACGTGTTGCCACCAAACCAAAAGTTTCATTTGAATTATCCAACCATCAGGGTCCAGCTCAAAGTAAAATAAATAATACAGGAACTATAGGAAAAGTTGAAAAATATTTACCCGACAAATTTTATGTCAATTCTCCCGACCGATATTTAACCACAACTGGTGCAGAAAAAGCATCTACTTTACGCTCTATACAACCAGATCCTACGATTCACCGTGCAACCACAACCAAAGCTTATGCAGGTGTTGCTAGCAATGCCGCTGGTCCATCCAGTCAACCTAAACACGGATTATATCGTATTGATCACCGACAACAATTTAAAGGAGAACACTTTAATCCTGCTACATCGTCTGTTGAACAAAATAACTTGAATCAGGTTCATCAATCTATCCAATTATTGCCAAACAACAGAACTACTACTAAACCCGAATCGTTTACAATCATGAAAGGTCTGGTGAATGCTATTACTGCACCCATATCCGATATGTTACGACCTACCCGCAAAGAAACATTTGGTTTAACCCGAGTAGGTGCACTTGGAGCTAGTGTTCCCCAACATACTCCAAAACCAGAGGATAAATTACAATCTACCATCAAAGAAACCACAACGTACAGTCCTTACTCCAAAGGTCAACGCCCTTACAAACCAGTTACGGATGGTGGTTATCAAGTTGCCGACCATCAGCCTATTTCCAATCAGCGTGACAGCACCAACGTATATTATACGGGTATTTCGGGAAGCACTTTACCTCAAACTGTTTCTTATGAAGCCGAATATAATTCTTATATTAAATCTAACCGTGCGAATGAAGGCAGAATTGCAGGCGGAAATACTCAAATGTATTCGCCAAATATCAACCAGGAAAATAATAATATGAAACCACTTGCACACACGTCGTACATGGGCGGAGCACAAGGAGTAAATGCCGTATCTTCTATTGAACAAATTGGCGGAATGAGAATGCCACAATCCTATTCTAACAATGATCGTAACAATATAGATTTATTATCTGCTCTAAAACAAAACCCATATACTCATTCTATTATTTAGAAAAAATATGTATTTAGTATATATGAGAAGAACACGAAAATATAAAACTCGCAGAAGAAGAGGCGGCAATAAATCATGCAGACAAAATGAACAAGATTGGCAACAACATTGGAATCCAGAGACTAGCAAACGCGGAGCTATACCAATGAAAGTAAAACAAGAATGTTGTACAAAATTTGATAAAAATACACGATATTTTGGAGCATGGAATATCATGAAAGGAGCGCGTTATCCACAAATAAATGGCATGAATCATGAATGCGATGATTATATACCAAACACCAGTTTTGGAACCCAAGAGTATTCAACCCATATGCCAGCAACTGCATTAACTAAAAAAAATGATCCATTCTTTAATATACCTATTGCAAGAACTCAACATGCACAACGGTTGACCGAAAAAGGTTATCCTCTTGCACAAGAAGTAACATCGTCTAATGCTCCGTATGCTGAGGTAAAACCAATTGTACCTTTAACTCCAACCCAAGAAGCCGAGCAACGCCAGTTACAAAATTTTTTATATAGATAATTTATACTAAATCAAATGTTTTATATTCGTGATTATACATTAATTCCATTACCATACATGGTAGTTTAAATGTAGATTTTTCAAATATATTAAATAATGTTTCAAATTCATACCGATGGTATTCATTGCTATGAATCTCGGTGTTTGTATACAAATCTACAACTTTAATCGTATACCCAATGTAATTAAAATATTTGTGAAAACTAAGTGTAAATTGTTTACCTGAGTCAATGTTTAATTCAATCTCATCATCCAACGCACGAATCATTTTGTAAAAGATGTTGTCCATTTTGTATATTTGTTATAAAATATACAAAAATAATTTCAATTATAATATATTTTTTAATTGTTCTATTTTTTCACTAGATAATTGAGGAAATACTATATTAAAATTAATAATAAACTGTCCATGATTATTATCGCGTTTCATTCCCATATTTGGAATATTTTTGGTATATTGC